ATTGACATTCGTAGCCATTCATGAATTATCACATGTAATGACAAAATCAATAGGACATAAAAGCGAATTTTGGAGCAATTTTAAATTTTTACTTGAATGCGCCAAAGAAGCTGGTATACATAGCCCAGTTGATTATAAAAAGGAACCACAACAATATTGTGGAATGAAAATACACGATAATCCATATTACGACGCTTAATCTTTTTCCTTTTGTTTTCTATTCATATACGCTCTTTTACGGTAGTCCTTTAGTTTTTCTGGATTCTCTTCTTTCAATCTCTCTATATATAGCTTTGCGTTTTGCTTAACCTTATCTTTATTGTTTTCATAATATTTTTTATGTCTTTCATTATTTGTATATTTTGCAAGACGAGATTTTAATGTATTTACTTGTTGTTGTAACGTAGTGATTTCATTCTGTAACTCTTGTGTTGTAGGTGCATCCATTACAATATATATTATACTTCTTTTTATACTCTGTTCTTATACTAATATTTTATTGAATTATATAGTTATTTCAATAAAATTATATTATTTATGCAACCATCTTAAGACCACCAACTAAGTTAGCACCAATACCGAAACCAGCACCACCACGGGCAGAAGAACCCATTGCTGGGATGAAGACATCAAGAATACTAAATGTAGCAGCTGCGGTTAAGGCAATGATAATAATTTCCTCAACATTAAGCTGTTTCTTTGGAATAGCAAAAGCAGCAAGTGCAACAACTAAACCTTCAATCAAGTACTTAATAGCACGTTTAACTAACTCGTTTAAATCAAACATTATGTTTATATTATACCCTAACAAAAAAAATATAATTATTTAATATTAATACTTGAAATCACTTAAATAATCAACACTATGTTTTGTATATTCCTAAAATGTCTGGATACGAAAAGAAAATGAATGCGGATGGTTCAATGAACTCTAAATATGTCGATTTGTGCGATGAAGACCAGGCTATTGCCGGGCAAAAGTTCGCATGTATGTCATTCGTGTCTCCCGAAAAAATACTACAAAAACGTGAAGTATATCTATTCAATCAGTTCATCAAGAACTGGGAATTCTCTAAATCTATGGAAAGATATTTTGAATTCATCCATTTCATCTCATATAAACATAACATTAACGTGGAGACATTACTCGGTGATTTTAATGATTTTGTGAAAGAAGAATCTGATAAATTAAAGAAAAGTGGTATTGAAGATGATTACAAGAACTTCTTAGATAAACAAGAGGATAAACTAAATGAACAATTCAATCGCGAACATGCTTTCCAAACATCAGTACGTGGTCTTAAAATACGTGGCGTATTTGGGAATCAAGATGAAGCAGAGGAAAAATGTAAAAAACTCCGTGAAAGTGACCCAAATCATGATATTTATGTTGGTCCTGTTGGTGTATGGATTCCATGGGACCCAGATGCATACAAAACCGGACGGGTAGAGCATATGGAGGATGAACTTAACGCATTACACTCAGAGAAAATGAAGAACGAAGAACTTGCTAAAAAGGAATTTGAAGAGCGTGTTCGTGAGACAAAAAAGAAGGCTATAATGGAGAATGTAGAAAAGGCTAAAGCAAGTGGTAATGTTCTTACACAATCAATCGACGAAGAGGGTAATCTAAATGGTGTTCCCGAAAACGTTGATTTTGAATCACGTGAGGTAAATACAGCTGAATCTGCTAAGTTAACAGACGAACTTGATATTACAGATGACAGTAAAAAGGAAGATTAGTCATCGACAATATTACATTGACTATTGAATAAACTATTATTGATAATTTATTCAATCGCTATATTTGATACTATGCCATCAATATCAAATTGTTGTATATAATTCAACTCATTCACATTATGGCATGTATATGTAAACACGGTCTTATGTAAGTTATGTAAATAACTAATAGTTTCATGATTTAATTGTTCTACTGACATACTCACGAAATCTACTATATATGTTAGCATATTCCATTCGTGTTCTGAATAATTACTGTTTGTAATGTATCCTAATCTTACTTGAAGATTGCTCTTTTTAATTATATGTAACATATTCCGATTGAAACTGGCTATCAATACATTTGGTAAATAAACATCATTTGGATTTTTATGTATAAACTCTATTAACTTTTCTGCGATTTTAACTGAGCCTTTTAGATCTAAATATACTTCAATATGTGATGTATCAACTATTCTAAAAAAAGTATTCAACGATATTATACCCATTTCTTCTACTTCTGTTAAAGTCATATTTATTATTTCTTTATCATGAATTATATTATCGTGGAATATTACGATATCATCATTTTTACATAATTGTATATCCAGTTCGATCATATCAAAACCTTCTTCTATAGCACCTATAAACGCATCTATTGAATTGTCTTTATATTTGGCTGAATATCCACGATGAGCGATTTTCAACATTATAAGGTTATATATTATATTGAAAAGATATAAATATTTTTTTGTCTATTACATAGATAACATGAAAACATTTACCTATATAGCACATAAATTGTTTATACATGATGTAAAATACGAACACGATATTAATACCGATACGTATCAAACAATTGGTACTCGTTTGGATGATTCGATTCGTCGCATTTCATATATGGAACATATTTTTGATAATCAAACGGATTTACATATTGATTTTATGAAATGTGTATTTGTATTATCAAATGAACCAAAATTCAAAGGACTCAATAAAAACTTGGGTGATACCTTTTTAGTTTCATCGGAAAATCAAACTTTATTTTTAGATTTTTTTAGTAAGATTCAAAAAATATATTGGGCTTTTGCTAATTTCGCGAAACGGATTAAACAACGATATTCGAAAAATAAGGTAGACCATGATTTATTCTTGGCACCCATCTCAATAACCCAACGAAATGTAATACAGTTATATGAAAATAATTGTACGTATTTATTTACGTTACAAGACCTTTCACATATTATAATCGCAGCAGTTTGTAATTCACCCATGTTTCATTCAGAACCACTCAGTCCAAAGAATCCATATAGTGGTGTTGTATTTTCAAAGAGTAACTTGTATAATATTTATTTTTATATGAAAGAACGATTCTCAGTTGTTCCAGATATAATACAAAAATTATTTTTATCTGAGTTCAATATCGAGATATTTGGAGGAAATCATAAACTCATTATCCGAGATACATATATCAATCAATTTGTTGATAATGAAGATGAAGACGAGATTGTAGAGAGCATTTATGACATGATTAGTGAATTTTTTATAGAACTGGATATTGTCGATGATTTTCCAAACGATATTTTAATTAACACCTTTAAGTCAGCTGTAACCAATTATCTTCATTATAAATACAATTTTGACCTTAGTAAACGAGTCTCAAATTATAAACTTATGTCAGAAAAAGGGAATGATATTATTCAGAAATGTCCTGGATTTGGCAGAAAAATCTTTGTATTTAAGGATAGAAAAAAGTATACGTCATTTATTACTCTTAATGGTAGGACTGAACCAGTATTATATGTAAAATCTTCTACAAAATATGATATTGTAGACGACGATACATTGGAAGACGAATCAATTAATGATATCAGTAATAATACAACTCTTGTATTTAGTGAAGAATTTTCAGTCAGATTAAATGAGCTTATTCGTGAAACAGATATCCCAACAGATGACTTATATGATACTGATTATTTTGATTCAGATGATGAGATTGAAATTGACGAAAGTCTATATGACCCATAACCAATGTGTATACTATATTTACGAATTTACATAAATATATTATCTTACCATTTACTCTTTTTTACATTGATCGCAGAACCCTTATTCTTTTTGGCTTTATTTGGGTCATACTCTTCATCTTCATCATCAGACCCTAATTTCTTTGACATTTCCCAAAATTCTTTTGCACCTAATCTAAATGGAGGGTGGTTTTCTGCTTTATACCAGAAAACTTGGTCGTTTAGTTTATTCGATTTCGCATTATTATTGATAACCAAACATTCGTAATTTTCAGTTGTTTGATCCATTACACTACAAAAAGATTCTAATGTAGGAAACATACTCGCATAATTTTCCCAAATTCTCTTACGATTTGTTAAATATGGCTCACGTAAGATAAATACATAATCGATATTTGTTCTTAAATTTGGAGGAATACCCAATGGATACTGCATTGTAATTATCAACATAATCTTCCAATGACGTCCATTCATAAATAATAATCTCATCATTTTATCACGTGTCCATGATTGATCGTATAAACAATCATCTAAAATTGTAAAACATCTCGGATCTATCTTTGATTTTTTATGCAGTTCTATTTCTTTATTTACCTGTTTTAACACTGTCTTTTGACGTCTTAATATATTTTCAATTAAAACGGTGTTATATTCTTCATGAATGAATAACTTAGGAACATGAGCGGCATAAAAACCATTACCGGCTTCAGTTCCAGACATTACAGTACCAACTGGAATATCCTGGTGATAAAATAACAAATCTCTTACTAAAAACGATTTACCTGTATCACGTCTTCCTATCATAACAATTACTGGACCTTTATTTTCATCTGGTTTGAATGTGATTTCACGCATATTAAATTTTTTTAATTCCAAACTCATTTCCTTTACAATACTTTAATATTATATTATTCTAAAGTAATTCAAACGAGATTGTGATTACCTTTGTAATTTACAAGATGAATTGGTTTGTATTTAAGCATAAAAATGTATTAAATACTTATAGTAAAACTTGTATATGATGGATAATAAATTTTCAATTGGTTATTATAAGAGTCATCCTATTGATATTGTTTCTTTAGAGAATAATTATATTCCTTCTACGGATGACGTACAAATTGGATATAATCCATTTTGTATTGATAAACTACAAAAATATAACCCTATTTATGATAAGTTATTTACTCTTTCTAATAAAAATTATAATATGATTCAGTTAAATCACTATAAACATTTCGTAAATCCTCATTTAGTTATTGATATGTCAGACATAGAACATGAAACAGATATTTTCTTTAAATATTCTCCATTGTTAGACCCACTACGTTATATGGTAGGAAAATATGAAAACGATTCGGAACTATTGAATAATTTACCTGTAGCTACTTGCGTTTCTAATGATAGTTCGCATAATGTAATTTCTAAAATTAGTTCACAACACAATTGTGCTTATGTTGATACATTTTTCTATTATTTGAGTAGTATGACTCTACAAAATCATAATATAATAAACTGTTTAGATTTCTATGGTTCTTTTCTTGGAATTCAACAGAAATATAAATATGATGTGTCAGATGATATTGATTACTTAACCGAATCGCCATTCTTTAATAACAATAATAATCATCTATTTACGCTTCAAAATGTAGATATAGACCAATATCCAAATGATGATTCGCGAAAACAACGACCTAAGTTATATATCTCTAAAACAAATCATAACATTTCGGCCGTTTCTATCGCAGAGTCTTTAACTGACATTGATGATATTGATAATATTAATGATTTAACTCTTGATAATTGTATTGTATATGAGAACAAACTTAACGTAGATAATTCAAAAGTTGAGGATTCCGTCGACGACGGACAATCAAGTGATGATAATAGTTCTATCGCATATACGACTGATTCAGATGAGGATGATGAAAGTGATTGGGAAACCACTACAGATACATCTAACGATGATAGTACATGTAGTATACAAGAAGACCAATACGTATACATTAATAACTATCCCGTTCAAATGATATGCCTTGAAAAATGCGATGGTACGTTCGATGACCTATTTACGTCTGGAAGTGCGACTTTGGAAAATACATCCAGTGCTCTATTTCAAGTAGTCATGTCTCTTATTATATACCAAAAGATGTTTTCATTTACACATAATGACCTTCACACAAATAATATTATGTATATCGAAACAGATATACCGTATTTATTTTATAAATTTGAGAACATTGTATACAAGGTACCTACATATGGCAGAATATATAAAATAATTGACTTTGGAAGAAGCATATATCGTTTTAATGGTACTACATATTGTTCGGATAGTTTCGGACCTGGTGGGGACGCGGATACACAATATAATTGTGAGCCATTTTTTAATAACAAAAAAGCCAGACTCGAACCAAACATGAGTTTTGATTTATGTCGTCTGGGATGTTCTATTTATGATTTTATCATTCCAGAACATTTGGAGTATGATGATTACGACGATTTACAAAAAACTATATATAGATGGTGTTTAGACGACAATAACAAAAATGTATTATACAAGAAAAATGGAGACGAGCGTTATCCAGATTTTAAATTATATAAAATGATAGCACGTACAGTTCATAAACACACACCTCAAGAACAACTACAATATCCGTTCTTTCATCAATTTATTATTAATGAAAAGGAAGTAGGAGAACATGTAATGGATGTAAATCGCCTACCAAAATATTTCTAATTATTTGAAAAACATAAACTTCATAGTATATGTTTTTGTGAGTATATTGTAAACCAAACATGTATTGTATCAAACAAATGTCTCCATCAGTCCGTACATTATTTGGTCCAACATTTCCAACTATAACGCATAATAATACCAATAAAAAATCGGTTAGATTTTCCAAAGACAATGAGGTGTTTCTCATACCACCAAGAACACATACAAT